TTCTCACCTAATACTTCTACTGGTTTAAATATAATTTTAACAATTAACTATGAATATATCTAATTATTATTGGTATTTTGAATCTGCAATACCACCAAGAATTTGTGATCTTATTGTTAAGTATGGCAAAGCAGAAAAGAATAGAGAGATTATGGCCATTACAGGCGGCTTTGGTAGAGATAGAGATTTAAATAAACAACCTCTTACTAAAGATGAAGTAAAAGATTTACAAAAGAAAAGAGATTCAAATATTGTTTGGATGAATGACAAATGGATCTATAAAGAAATACAACCTTACATACATCAAGCAAATGCAAACGCAGGTTGGAACTTTGAATGGGATTTTTCAGAGTCTTGTCAGTTTACCATATATAAAAAAGGTCAGTATTATGATTGGCACTGTGATAGTTGGGATAAACCTTATATGGAAGAAGGACCAACAAAAGGCAAAATTAGAAAATTATCTGTAACCGTAACATTAACAGATCCAAAAGAATACAAAGGTGGAGAGTTAGAGTTTGACTTTAGGAATTTAGATCCTGATAAAAAACCTAACATTAGAGCGTGTACTGAAATATTACCAAAAGGCTCTTTGGTTGTATTCCCTTCATTTGTATGGCATAGAGTCAAACCCGTAACTAAAGGAGAAAGGAATAGTCTAGTGATATGGAATCTAGGTTATCCATTTAAATAATATGAATGATATAAAACAAGGCGGAAGTAGTAAACCCAAAGGACATGTAGATTTTAAATCTGCATTTTATTTTCAGACACCAATATGGATTGCAGAAGCACCCATGTTTTTGAAAAACGCAACTAAAGTAACAGATAAATATATTAAGAAAGCTGATAAACTTCTTAAAGATAAATTAAAGAACGAACCTAAATGGAAAAAAGATATAGGTACATTTGGTTTATCTAAACATAGTGAAAGTTTTTCACAAGATCCTAAAGTAAAAGATTTAGTAGAGTTCATTGGTCAACGATCCTATGAGTTTTTAGATTGGCAAGGATTTAATTTACAAAATCACAGCTTACACTTTACAGAATTTTGGGTACAAGAATTTAGTGAAAAAGGTGGTGGTCATCACTCTACACATCAACATTGGAATCAACACGTATCAGGATTTTACTTTTTAAAGTGTAGTGAAAAAACATCTTATCCAATATTCCATGAACCAAGACCTGGTGCAGAAATGACAAAGTTACCTTTAAAAAATCAGTCACAAATTACAATGGGTACAAATCAAGTTCATTATAAACCTAATCCAGGAACAATGATTATTTTTCCAGGTTATGTCCCTCACGAGTTTGCAGTCGATGCAGGAATAGAACCATTTAGATTTATACATTGGAATATTAAAGTTGTTGAAACAGCAATATCAAAAGAAAGGAGTCAAAAAGATGAGCTTCAAAAAAAATAAATATATAGTTATTAAAGAAGCTGTACCCAAAGAAATAGCAACATTTGTTTACAATTACTTTTTACTTAAAAGAACTGTTGCAAGAACTTTATTTGATCAAAGATATATCTCTCGATTCACAGAGGAATGGGGAACGTGGTCAGATCAACAAGTTCCAAATACATATTCGCATTATGCAGATATAGCTATGGAAACTTTGTTAATGAGAACCTTACCTGTTATGGAAAAGAAAACAGGACTTAAGTTAAATCCAACATATTCTTATGCAAGAATATATAAAACAGGAGATGTGTTGCATAGACACAAAGATAGATTTAGTTGTGAAATATCTACAACATTAAATCTTGGTGGTGATCCATGGCCAATCTATTTAGAACCTAAAAAGAATGTGGGTATACCTGATGGTAAAAAGATAACTGTATCTAGCCAAAACAAAGGTGTTAGAGTTAATTTGAAACCTGGAGATATGTTAGTTTACAAAGGTATGGAATTAGAACACTGGAGAGAAGAGTTTCAAGGTAACGACTGTGCTCAAGTATTTTTACACTATAATGATCAAAAATCCAAAGATGCTGCTCAAAATGTAAATGATCGAAGACCGCATTTAGGACTTCCCGCTTGGTTTAAAAAGTGATATAATCTTTAGATGGGGGCTGTACTCCACCATACCTACAGCCTCCTTTTAAGGATTATTTATGAGTTTAGGATTTGACGCAATATCAGCATTACCTTTCGCTACATCGGGACCCGATAACGCTGTAAATGTATCTATATCAGCAAACCAATTAACACTTTCAATTGGTAGTGTAGGTATCATAGCAGATTCAATTACAGAAGATTTAGTAGCAAATCCATTAACTTTAGGTATTGGTACTTTAACTATTACAGGTAAAGCTAATTTAACACTTACAGCAAACCCATTAACACTAGGTATTGGTACAATTACAGTTACAGCTGATGCAAATGCAACAGCCACAGCAAATCCATTGACGTTAGCGACTGGAAATGTTACAGTAACAGGAACGGCACTTGTACAACCTAATGGTTCACCATTAACGTTGGCTACAAATGACGTAGGTATAATTACATGGAATGATATCATTCCGGGAGCAAATATGGTTTGGACACCAATAGATCCAAGTTAAAATTATGGCATCAACATTTTCATCAGATTTAAAATTAGAGATAGTAGCAACCGGTGAGAAGGCTGGTCTTTGGGGTACTGTTACAAATACCAATTTACAAATTTTAGAACAAAGCGCTAGTGGTTATCAAGAAATTGATATGGCTGGTGCAAGTGTAACTTTACTTTTATCAGATGGTGCAACATCAAATGGTAAAAACTTTTATTTAAAACTATCCGGAACTTTAGCTGGTGACAGAACTTTAACAATGCCAGCTGGTTCTGAAAGAGTTTGGATTATAAGTGATGAAACAGTTAGAGGAACATCAAATAGAACTTTAAGTGTTTTAACAGCTAGTGGTACAGCTCAACCTGTTCCACCAGGAGCAAGTTTACTTTGTGTTTCTGATGGTACAAATACAGTTACAAGAATTATTGAAAAAGGTTATGTAACTATAACTGATTCTAATTCACCATACACAACTGTTGCAGGTGCACAAATTTTTGCAAATACAACAGCTAACCCAATAACTATTACATTACCTGCTTCACCATCTACAGGAGATGAAGTTACAGTTATAGATGCAAGAGGAACTTTCGCGTCAAACAACTTAACATTTGATAGAAATGGTTCACCTATTAATAGCGCCGCTTCTAATTTAGTATTATCAAACAATGGTCAAGCCTTAACATTAGTATATGTAGATGCAACAAGAGGCTGGGCTTATAAAACTAATTATACATCATAGGAGCTAAAATATGGCTCTTCAACAAATTAAATTTGCGCCAGGTATAGACAAACAAGACACTTCAGTAGGTGCTGTTGGTCGATGGGTTGATTCTGACTTGACTAGATTTAGATATGGGCTACCAGAAAAAATAGGTGGTTGGCAATCACTTCTTACTGATACTATTGTAGGTGTAGTAAGAAAACAATTTGCATTCGTAGATTTAGAGGGAAACAGATACGTTGCATTAGGAACAGATAAATTTTTATTACTTTATTTTGAAGGACAACTTTTTGACATTACACCTTTAAAAGCTGATATTACTGGTGCAACTATTGCAACAGTAGACACTTCAGCAACTTGCACCATTACAACTTCATCAGCACATGGAATAAACGAAGGCGATATAGTTTTATTTGATAGTGTAACTTTACCAGGTGGTACAGGTTATGCAGCATCAGATTTTGAAGATAAAAACTTTCAAGTTATTTCAGTTCCAAGTCCTACAACTTTTACAATTACACAAAGTTCAAATGCAACAGGAACTGTTGCAACAGGGGGTAGCATAACTTTAAAACCTTACGAACCTGTTGGTCCTGCTGCACAATCTTATGGATATGGATTTGGTATTGGTAATTATGGTGGTACTGTTCAAGGTTCTGCAACTACAACTTTAAACGGTGGTATTGTAGCAGCTGACACAACGATTACATTAACCGATGCAAGTTCTTTTCCAACATCAGGTACAGTTTTAATTGGTAATTTTTCTTCTGGTAATTACGCTTCTACTTCAGAATTAGTTACTTATTCAGGTAAAGCTGGAAATGATTTAACAGGGTGCACTAGAAGCACAAATGGAACAACAGCGCCATCCTCTACTGCAACAGGCACTACAGTAACTAATGCAACAGATTGGACAGGTTTTGGTAGTGCGGTTGAAGCATCAACGGTTACACTTGAACCAGGTCTTTGGTCATTAAACTCTTTTGGTGAAGTTTTAGTAGCTACAATATTAAATGGTAAAACTTTTACATGGAACGCTGGTGGTGCTAATGCTACAGGTGTTAGAGCATCTACAACAACTTCTGGATTTGAAACAACAAACAATCCAACAGCTACAAGAACAACTTTAATATCACCAACAACAAGACACTTAATTCATTTTGGAACTGAAATAACTATTGGTACTCCTGCTACTCAAGATGATATGTTTATTAGATTTTCTGCTGATGAAAGTATTAATGAATATACAGTTGAAGCAACCAATACAGCTGGTTCACAAAGACTTCAAGATGGTACAAAAATTGTGGGTGCGTTAGTTGCAAAAGAAAATATTTTGGTATGGACTGATAATGCTTTATATACAATGAAATTTGTAGGTGCACCTTTTACATTTGGCTTTGAACAAGTAGGTACGAACTGTGGTTTGATTGGACAGAATGCTGCCATTGAAATAGATGGTGTTGCATATTGGATGAGTAATAATGGTTTCTTTTCTTTTGATGGTACCGTTAACTCATTACCTTGTTCGGTAGAAGATTATGTTTATGATGATATTGATACAACAAAAGGTCAACAAATAGCTGCAGGAATTAATAACTTGTTTACAGAAGTAACTTGGTGGTATCCAACTTCTAGTTCTAATTTTAATAATAGATCTGTTATTTATAACTACGGCGCTAAAGCACCTCCAGGTGAAATGGGTAACTGGTACAGTAATACAAATACTAATTTTAATAGAACAACTTGGATTGATTCATTAGTGTATCCAAAACCTTATTCAACATCATATAATACTTCTAACACAGGAACATTTCCTGTAATTATAGGTGAAACAGGATTAGGACAAAGTGTGTTTTTTGAACATGAAATAGGTACAGATCAAATTAATCCTGATGGAAGCACAACAGCTTTACTTTCTTTTATACAATCATACAATTTTGCTTTACAAACAGATCAAGGTATTGGAGAATACTTTTTAGCTATGCGTAGATTTTTACCTAACTTCAAAGTTTTAACAGGTAATAATCAAGTAACAATATCGGTTTCTGACTACCCATCAGAAGATGCTGTAGCTACTACTTTAAGTCCCTTTACAATTACTTCATCTACGACTAAAGTAGATACAAGAGCAAGAGGTAGATACGCTAACGTAAAAATAGAAAATACAAGCACAGGTGAAGCATGGAGATTTGGTACGTTCCAAGCTGACCTACAACCAGATGGAAGAAGATAATGACAAAAGTAGTAGTAAGATTACCTGAACCTAAAAAAGAATATAGTGAAGATAATCAAAGACAAATTAACAGAGCGTTGACTAATATTATAGAACAATTAAA